CCTTTACCGCGACGGTCGTGCCCGGCGCATGAACCGATGGCATGATCCCGGTGCCCACCACCGCGCCCGGGAAGTGATCGTGGGCGCGGTGGTGGGCACCGGGATCATGCCATCGGTTCATGCGCCGGGCACGACCGTCGCGGTAAAGGATCGGATAACGGCGATTGTCGCGCGCCACCTGCTATCGACAGACATTGACGCGCTGCGCGAAAATACCCTGCCGATGCTGCAGGAGATTGCGATGAGCGCGGTGGTTTCAGATGGTGAAATTCTGGTGCGCAGGCGAATTCGCGATCCAAGGCTGGAGGCCGGTCTGGCCCTGCCGTTTCAGATCGAGCTGATGGAGGCAGATTATCTGAACACGAACATCACCGCGAATGGGGAAAACATGGTGGTTGAGGGTGTGGAGTACGGCCCGACCGGGGCGGTTGAGGCCTATCACCTGTGGTCGCAGCATCCGGGTGCCGTGATACGCACCACCGCGTTTGCGTTGAAATCGACACGAGTGGCGGCGCAGGACATCATCCATGTCCGGCGCACCGACCGGCCCGGGCAGACGCGTGGAGTATCGTGGTTTGCCCCGGTCATGATGACGATGGGCGAAATCAGCGACTATCAGGAAGCGCAGATCCTGAAACAGCGCATGGCGGCGCTGCTGGCTGGGGTTGTCATCCCCGACGAGAACGCGGCGGATGTCAATCTGAAGGAGATCGAGGATCTGGCTCCCGGTGCCCTGGTAAAGCTGCCAGCGGGCAACAAGGTGGAATGGACCAACCCGCCGAAGGTCGATAATTACAAGGAATTCATGGCCGAGGCTATGGGCATGGTGGCGATGGGTCTGGGGATCACCCGCGAAAGCCTGTCGGGCGATCTGTCGGGCGTCAATTTTTCGTCCGCGCGGATGGGCCACATGGTGATGGACCGCAATGTAGAGCGGTGGCAGCAGAATGTGATGATCGAGCAATTCTGCAGCGGGGTCGAGCGCTGGTTGCTGGATGCCTGGGCGCTGATGTCGGGTTTGCCAAAGGTCGAATTCACACTGGACTGGACGGCACCGAGACGTCCGCTGATTGATCCGACCCGTGAGATACCTGCCAGCATCGATGCGGTGGATGCGGGATTGACCTCGATGCAGCGGACGCAGCGGCAGATGGGGTATGACCCGGAAATAATTCGCCGCGAGCGCGTTCAGGATCTGGAGATGGACGCGGCAGCGGGGCTGTCGCCCAGGGTTCCGGCAGCCAAACCACCGCAAATTTCCGTTACGCAGACCAACTGACGGGTCAGGAGACAGCAATGAGAAACGGGCGCGAAATGGTCTTTGATGGCCAGATCATTCTGAGCGGCTATGTGGTGGCGGATGCCGATGCCGCGTGGTTCGGCGGCATCGGCTATTTCTGCCCGCAGATGGTGCGGGAAGCCCTGTCGACCTTTTCCGAACGCGCGGTCATCCGCCTGTCCAGTGACGGCGGCGATCCTTTTGCCGGCGAAGCAATCCGATCGATGATTGCCCAGCACAGCGGTGGCGTGGAGGTCGTGGTCGAGGGTATTGCCGCATCCGCCGCATCGCTGATTTTCATGGGGGCGGCAAAGCGGATGATGTCGCAGGGTAGCCTGCTGATGATCCACGATCCTTCAACCATGATCTGGGGCACCGAAGATGAACTGCGCAAGCAAGCGGATGTGACGGGCCAACTGGCCGACACCTATGCCGGTGTCTATGCCGCAGCGGCCGGGATCAGTTCGGACCAAGCCCGCCAGATCATGAAAGCCGAAACCTGGTTCGATGCTACGCAGGCGATTGCCGCCGGATTTTGCGATGAGGTGCTGGCCGAGACCGCACCGCCAGAGGCAACGTCCGCGGCGATGACGATGGACGCTGCCCGCGCCGCGTTTGCCAGGATGAACACGGGCATGGCCGCGATGATGGCCGCCCGCAAGCATTCGGGCGCGCCAGCGCCCGGACAATCCGCCGCCGCTGGCGGTCAACCGGCCACACTGGCCCTATCACAGGAGGCAGAAATGCCCGAAGTAATCACGACCCCGGCGGCGGCATCCGTTGCCGCCGCTGCGCCTGCCGCTTTGGCCATCATGGCGGTCACGCCAGAGGAGGCAACCGTTGCCGAGCGCATCCGCCAGACGGACATCCGCACCATGTCGCGCCCGTTCGTGGCATCGGGTGCCCTGACCGCTGCGGAAGTGGAAGTGCTGTGCAACGATGGCACCCCGGCCGCGATGGCGGGGCAGAGGTTTCTGGCCAGCATGGCGGCGGCGCAGGCCCCGGTTATGCGGTCGGGCATCGTGCGGGATGAGGTTGATACCCGCCGCGAAGGCATGGAAGCGGCGCTGGTGGCACAGTTCACCCGCAAGCAGCCCACCACCGACAAGGCCGCCAGCTACATGTCGATGTCGCTGGTTGAAATGGCCGCTGCCGCAGCGGGCTACAATGGTGCGTTGCGCACATCCGGTGACAAGGTCAAGGCGATGATGGCCGGGACGCACACGACATCGGACTATACCGGCATCTTTGAGAACGCGCTGAACAAGACACTGCTTGACCGCTACAAGTTGAATATGCCAACGTACCGCAGGATCGCCCGCCAGAAGAATTTCAACGACTTCCGGGTACACCCGATGGTGAGGGCCGGGGATTTCCGCAACCTGATGCCAATCGGTCAAGGTGGCGAAATCAAGTTCAGCACCTTTGGGGAAAAGCGCGAAACCGCAATTTTGTTGCCCTATGGCGTCGGGCTGAATTTGACGCGCCAGATGTTCGTCGATGACGATACCGGTGCCATCACCGACATGATCAACGACTATGGGTCGCGGATCGCGCTTTTCGAGGAGGCGACCTTCTATGCCTTCATGGCATCGGCGGTGCTGGCGTCGGATGGTCTGGCGATCTGGCTGGCGGCTGCCACGCGTGGTTTCACGGCGGCGGGCAATTTCACCTCGACCGGCACCGCAATCTCGATCGCTTCGCTCAGCATCGGGCAGGCGGCGATGCGCAAGCAGACCGGGATCGACGGGGAAAAGCTGAACCTGACGCCGGCGATCCTGCTGGTTGGCCCGGACAAGGAGATCGAGGCCAAGCAACTGGTGACGCAGATCACACCGGCTCTTGCCGGCAGCGCCAACCCGTTCGCGGGCCAGTTGGAAGTTGTGGTGACGGCGGAAATCAGCAACAACAACTGGTATCTTTTTGCAAACCCGGCAATGCCCGGCGGCCAGTGTTTTGTCTATGGTTATCTGAATGGGGCCGAGGCACCGCGCCTGCGCACCTATGAGCCGTTCGGCATTCAAGGGTGGTCGATGACGCTGGAACACGACTTCGGTCTGGGTGCTGTCGACTTCCGGGGCGCTTTCAAGAACAACGGGGCTTGACGGCACCTGAAGAACAGACCCGGCGGGCGCAGCGGCGACATCCGTTGCCGCCGCTGCGCCCGCCGGGGCAACAATCACATCATCAGGAGATCACCAAATGAAGACGTTTACGCAGGATGGCAATGTGCTGTCTTTTGCCGCCCCATATGCAGTGGCATCGGGGGCGGGCTTTCAGGTCGGAAGCCTTTTCGCGGTGGCGCAAACGGCGGCCGCCAGCACCGCCGCTGTGGAGGGCTGTATCATCGGGACGTTCACCCTGGCCAAGCTGACAGGCACGGCATGGACGATGGGCGCGCCGATCTATTGGGATGATTCGGCGAAACTCTGCACACTTGTCGTGTCGACCAACAAGCTGATCGGGTATGCCGCAGCACTTCTCGGTGAAGCCTCGGCCAAGGCGACCGGTTCAGTGCTTGTTCGCGGCCTTTGATGACCGCGATCTTTGACGGGCTGACGGGCGTTTTGAACCAGGTGTTCGGCGCGCCCGTCATTGTGACCGACAAGGCCGGGATCAGCGTAACGCTGACCGCGGTATTTCGCGAGGAGCCCGTTGATATTTACGCCGAAGATGGCAGGCCAACGCAGTTCATCAAACCGACACTTCGGGTTTTGAAAAGCGATTTGCCACGTGTTGCCAAGGGCTTCACGGTGCGCCCGCCATCGGTGGCCCCGCGCCGTTTCACGGTGATCCGGGTGTTGCCTTCGACCAGCCCGGCGGCGGATGGCTTTACGATGTGCGAGCTTGAAGAGGCCGCCCTGTGAGAACCAGCGCGGTTATAGCCCGGATCAAGCTGCTTTGTCCGGGCTTTGCCACGGTGGCCCACGCGCTGACTTCGGCTGCCGACGCGGACTTGCCATCGGCACTGGTGACGCCAGCGAAGATGGTGGCCAACCCGGATCGTCTGATCGGCGCGTTGCACAGTCAGGATGTGATGCAGACCTTCAGCGTCTACATACTGATGCAGCGGCGACAGGATGGCGATGCCGACGCCGGGGCCGCCGACGATCTGGACGATCTGACCGACCAGTTGCGCGCGGCGCTGCCGGGATGGGCCATTGATGCCAATCATGCCCCGATGCAATTTGTCGGCGGGCAGTTGGACCGGTTTGAAACCGGCCTGGTGTGCTGGCGCGAAGATTATGCGGTGGAATACGAAATCCGGCTTTAGCGCTTTCATCAGCGCCCTTGCCCGGTGTTGCCGATGGTCGGCAGCGCCCGTTGCCCTTTGCCGTGAAAGGCTGTTGCCATGGCTAGAAATGCCCCCGTTGACGCGCCTGTCCCGCCAGAAGATCGGCCATGGCCACCCTTTCCCGAAATTGGGGGAACGTGGGTTCTGGACCACAAAACATGGACATGGTTTCGCCCTGCCCCCGAAAATCGGCCCGCCCCGGATGTCGTGCCGCAACCCGAAGAACAGCCAGAGGAGATTGAATAATGGGACGCCGGATCAGGAATGCCAGCATTTTCATGGCTGTGGAGGCCACTTATGGGGCCGCAATCACCTATATTGCAGCCGACGCCGTGCTGGTGAGCGAGCTTACCGCGACATTTCCCCGGAATGGGGTGAAGCGCGATCTGATCCGCAATTACCTGGGGGGGGCAGAAGAACTGGTCGGCACCCGCCAATGTGTGCTTGAATTCATGGTCGAGATGGCCGGATCGGGAGCACTGGGCGTCGCGCCCAAGTGGGGCAAACTTTTGCGCTGCTGTTCCATGCAGGAGGCGATCAGCGCTTCAAACCGGGTGGAATACACCCCCTCCAACCCGGTATCTTCTGCCGGTTTCCGTTTTGAGAACGACGGGGTGCGCTATGTGGTGCGCGGCGCGATGGGCACTGTCAAACTGAGTATGAATGCCTATGAGCGCCCGATGTTCAGCTTTCGCTTCGTGGGGTTCGACGTTGCGGCCACCGCTGTCGCCAACCTGGCCCCGGATTTCACCGGATGGATCAGGCCAGAGGTTGTCAGCGATGCCAACAGCGGTTCGATCAAGCTGGGTGGCACCTATGCGACAGGCACGGTCACCGGCGGCACTGCACTGGTCACGCGGGCGTTCGAGCTGGAGGTGGGCAACACGGTCGAACATATGGAGTTGCTGGGGAGTGGCGCTGCCATAGGCGAATCCATCGACATTACCAACCGCGAGGCCACCGGTTCGATCACAGTGGAGTTGAGCACGGCCGACGAGGTGCAATGGCGCACAGATCTGAACGCCAACACACTGACCGGCCTTTCATTCACGCACGGTTCCACGGCGGGCAACCGGATCGTGGTGGATGCACCATCCATCCAGCGGCTCAACAACCAGGTCCTTGACTACAAGGGTCGCGCGCTGACCAGCGCGGATATTCGGTGTTTGCCCGTTTCAACGGCGGGTAATGACGAATTCAGGATTGTGGCGCGGTGATGGATGATCTGGATATCTTCGACCCGGAGCCGGTGAATGTGACGGTAGGGGGGGCTACATTCCCCATCCTGCCGCTCAAGGTTCGCCAACTCGCCGCCTTTACCAGAGCAATCAACCCGGTGTTGCCGCTGATTCTGGCACAGGATTTCCGCGCAGCGACCATGACGCACTGCGATGATATGCAGGCGGCGATGGTGATTGCGACCGGGCGCGGTGCCGAGGAAATCGGGGAGCTTTATCCCGATGGCTTTCTGCGCCTTGTGCGAGCTGTCATGGAGGTCAACCTTGATTTTTTCGCCCGGCGCGTTCTGCCCGCGTGGACGGGTGCGAACGCGGCGCTGGCGGAACAGATGACAGCCGCAGCTGGGGCCACCTCTTCGCGTGGCTCATCCGGCGCGGACACAGCCACGCCGACATCCTGAACCTGACGTTGGCGCAGTTGCGCGCCTACACCAGCGGCCATCTGGCGCTGGACAGCGCCGAAGAGCGGGCGCGGATCAATGTGATCCGTCTGGCGCTTGGCGGCGAGGAAAACGACATCGAGGATTATCTTACCCGGGGCCAGTCGAAGATCGACGCTTCAGACGAGATGGACGCCATCCTGGCACAATTCAGTGACAAGGGAGAGGATCAGTGACCGACGCCACACTTGCCTATCGGATCACGGCAGAGACGGCTGCTGCGGTAGCATCTACCCGCAAGATGGTCGAGGCGTTCCAGCAACTCGGTGTGGCGGTCAAGGCAACGGGCACCATTTCGACTTCAGCATCGGCATTGATGGTGAACGAGCAGCGGGCGGTAGCGAATGCGACCGAGATTGCAGCCCGGAAGGTTGGCACGGCCTGGGTGGCAGAGGCGAATGCCAGCGCGGCGGCGTTCGATCAGTTGCGCACGTCGCTTGACGGCACCTATGCCAATTCCAAGCGGTATGAGGCTGCGGTGCTGGAAGCACAGCGGGCGGTGCAGGTTGGCACCGCCACGCAGGAAGAGGCCAACCGGGTGCTGGCGCTGGCAGAGGCGCGGTATCTGGGCGTTGGCGCGGCGGCCACGACATCATCGAACGCCACTGCATTGGCGCTGACGGGTGTTGGCCGTGGCGCAGGCATGGCAGCCGCCAATGTCGGCAACCTGGCGGCCCAATTCAACGACATCGGCGTGATGATGGCTGCGGGGCAGAACCCCCTGATAATGGCAATCCAGCAGGGCACCCAGATCAGCCAGGTTCTGGGGCCAATGGGTGCCGGTGGCGCAGTCAAGTCATTGGGCGCGGCGTTCGTGTCGATGATCAATCCGGTGTCGTTGGGAACCATAGCGATCATTGCAGGCGGGGCCGCGCTGGTGCAGTGGGGCATCAAGGCCCTCAGTGCGTTCGGCGACGGCAAGTTTGCCGCCGACGAAATGGCCGATGCCAACAGCCGTCTGGGCGAAAGTATCAGCGCGCTGCGCGGCATTGGCGATCTGTCAATCCAGGCATTGATCGACAAATACGGCGAGGCGGATGCCGCGCTTCTGAGCCTGATCGAACACCAGCGCCTTCAAGTGCAGACTGCCGCAATGACTGAAGCCAAGGCCGCGATCAGTGGACTGACCGGGGAATATGGCGGTCTGCTGACCGCCATCGATATCCAGAGCAGGGCGGGAATTCAGGCGGTTCAGAAACTGAAAAGCGAGTTGGGGCTTTCGGCACAGGAAGGCCGCGCCCTGCGCACCGCGCTGGAGGATGCCAGCGCCGCCACCACCTTTGCCGAGGCTTCGGACGCGCTGTCGCGGGTCGATGCGATCCTTGCCACTACCAAGATCAGCACCGGAGAGTTTGCGACGGCGGTGACCGCAACCGCGCTGTCCCTGCGCGAAGTAGAGACGGCGGCGACGGGCGCGGCTAACGGCGTCGCCGCTGCCGCCGTTGCCGCCGATGCGTTGGGCCAGATCCCCATCGCCGGGGAGTTCGTGAGGGCGCACACGGCGGCCCTAGCCCTGTTCGCCGAAATCGACAGGTCGGCAGTTGGGGCCAGAGAACTGCACGAGGCGGTGGGGGGCGTCGGTGCGATGTTCGACGATGCCACCAGCGCCATAGCCGCCATGGTCGCAGCACAGCCCGGCGAGGGTTGGTTGACCACGGCAATAGCGCGCGCCGGGACGCTGGCTGCGACGCTCTGGAATGGGGCCATGGCAGCCAAGGCGGCTGCCGATGTGCAGGTGGCATCTGCACCCGGACCCCGGGTCGGCGGCGGGCGTCTTGAAGACAGCCAGTATTCCTTGGCGGGGCAGAATGCAATCGCCGCAGATCGTCTCGCACTCTTAATCAGGCCGACCAATTTGCCTTCTGGCGGTGTCGGCACCGGTGCCGATGCCGGGTCATCAGGTGGGGGCCCGGCATCCGGCTCGCTGGATGCGCTGCAGGCCGAAGCCCGCAAGGCGCTGGATACGATGGGGCTGGCGGTGGCCGGCATCAACGAAAAGGTGCAACTTGGCTTGATGACGACTGCCGAGGGTGTGGCTGCCATCGCCGGGGCCAAAGACAAGACAGCCAATGCGCTGGCAGACCTGATCCCGGAAATACAGGCGGCTTTCGGGCCGAAAAGTGTAGCCTTGGTGGCCAGCCTGCGCGCCGCGATCAATGACATGGCGGATGGCATGTCGGACGTGGGCAGGAAGCTGTCGGACGGGCTTAGCAAGAGTTTCGAGGGATCATTTGCATCATTTCTCGACGGCACCAAGTCGGCAAAGGAATCCTTCAACAGCATGGCACAATCGATCATCAGCGACATTGCCAAGATCGCGGCCCAGAGGTTCACCGCCAAATTCATCGCCCCGTTGTTCGACGGCCTGATCAGCATGTTCGGATTTGCCCAGGGTGGTGTTCCCGGCGTCGAGGCTTTTGCCAAAGGCGGGCTTCCGGGCTTGAGCCATTTCAGCGATAGCGTTGTGAGCCATCCGACTTTATTCGGATTTGCCCAGGGTGGTGTTCCCGGCGTCGAGGCTTTTGCCAAAGGCGGGCTTCCGGGCTTGAGCCATTTCAGCGATAGCGTGGTGAGCCATCCGACTTTATTCGAATTTGCCCAGGGAAAGACCGGGGTTATGGGCGAGGCCGGCAGTGAGGCTATTTTGCCGCTGCGGCAGGGGCCCGGCGGCATGGGTGTGCTTGCAACCGGCCCCGATGGTTCCGAAAACGTCATCCCTTTGAAGCGCGGCCGGGGTGGCGCGTTGGGGGTACAGGTGCCTGACTGGCGGCCGGAATGGCTTGACGGTCCCGAAGCGATGTTTGGCACCGGTGCGACGTTCCGGGGCGGCAGGGTCATCGGCACCGCCACAGGTGGATCGGCGGGCGGCATGTCTGATCGCGCGGGCGGCGGCGTGGTCATCAACGTCACCAACAACGCCCCGAACGTCAAGGCGCGGGCAGCGGAACGCACCGAAGGCAACAAAAGGATCATCGATGTGATGGTGGAGCAGATCCTTGGTGCCGTCGCCGGGGATATTGCGCACGGCGGTCCGGTGTCCGATGCGATGACCGGCAACTTTGGCCTGCAGCGGATGGGGCGTTAGCTATGCGTGGATGGCCCGACGTTCTGCCCCCGTCCAGTTGGCCCGAGTATCTGCTGACCCCGGTGGATCAGACGATCAGAACCGACATGGAAGTGGGCGACGAAAAGGTGCGCCGAACCACTTTTGCCAACAGGGATACGGTGGATGTGTCATGGCGGGTGACGGATGCCGAGTTTGAGGCATATCGCGCATGGTTTGGCGATGCGGCATGGAGCCTGGCGGGGGACAGCGATGATCTGTCGCTGTGGTCGCTGAGCAACGTCACCCGCACACTGGATGCGGCCATCGGTCCGGATGGGGTGCTGGCCGACCGAATTGCCGAAACCACCGCCACAGGCGGGCACAGGGCCGAGATCGCGCTCGGGTCATCGATCCTTGCGGGTGACGACATCACGCTGCAGGCCACGATGAAATCCAACGGTCCGACCTGGGTGCGGTTGGTTCTGGTCGATCTGGCGGGCGGCACCACGTTTGCAAACCTGAATTTGCTGACCGGCGCGATAGGTACTACCAGCGGGACGTTGGCGACGCCCGAGGTAAAGGATCGCGGCAACGGCTGGTGGCGGGTAAAGTTCAAGGCGGACGTTGCAAGCGGTGCCGGGCCGGCCCTGCTGCGGGTGAACATGCTTGATGAAACGCCGACCGTTTCTTACACCGGTATCATCACCCGGACGGTCGACATCTGCGAGGTGAGCGCGCGGGTGCCAACCGGGTCCGACCTGTTCGTGCGGACGGGCGCTGATGGCAAGGCGCTTGGTGCTGCCGGTGGGGCGGGGTGGTTTTTGGTGCCGCTGGCCTTTGGCGGCGGAATGAAAACGGTGGAAGCGCGGTTTCTGGGCACCCCGGGAGCCAAGCCGCAACAGGGGCTGAACTGGATCATTTCCGGCAAGCTGAGGGTGCGCAATGCCTGATCCCGCCCTGTCCGCGGCCTTGAAGGAGGCCTATGCATCCAGCCCCGTCGATCTGGTGATTTATCACACTTTGGAGATCTGGCATCCGATTTTTGCCGTCCCGATCCGTGTTGTGTGCGACCGCGACGCGCTGGACGCGCGGATCGAAGCCGGAGCGGCGCGGGACGCGGGTGCCATCGTGACCTTTGCCGCCTATGCCTTTGATATCGTGCCGCCAGAACAGACCGCCACGGCGGTGCCGGGCTGCACCATCGAAATCGACAATGTGTCGCGCGAGATCGGGGTGCAGATCGATCTGGCCGCCACACAGGATACTCCAACCATCGTGATTTATCGGCAATACCTGTCTGACAGCCTGACGGTTGGCCCGGAAAATCTGCCGCCGCTGGAAATGACGATCCTGACCTGCACGGTGTCTGTTTTTCGCATTCGTGCCACGGTCGGTTTTCCCGATCTGCTGAACCGGAAGTTCCCGCGCATGGATTATGACTTGACCACATTTCCGGGGCTGATCCCGTGACCGCCGCCGCCAGCCCGGCGATGCACTGGGCCGCAGCCTATATCGGGCTGCCATGGGTCAATGGCGAAAGCGATTGCTGGCATTTCGCGCGACAGGTCTGGCATGAGCGCTTTGGCTGGGATGTGCCTGCGGTGGAAGTGGACGCCGCGTCGGCGCTGGCGGGGCGACGGGCGTTCCGGGATGGTGCTCGCGCGGACTGGTGTGTGGCAGAGGAGCCAGAGGAAGGTGACGCGGTTCTGATGGCCACAGGTGAGCGGCCCTGCCATGTCGGCATTTGGGTTGCGGCGGACGGGGGTGGGGTGCTGCATTCCGTCGAAGGGGCCGGCGTGATCTTTACCAGAGGCAGGCGGATCATGGATATTGGCTACCGCGTCCTCGGCTATTATCGGCGGGTGGCGCGGTGAGAGCGCTGTGCCTGACCGTCGCCAACCCTTTCGATCCGATGGGCAGCCGCAGGCTGGAGGTCTTGCGCCGCAAGGTCAGGGTGCGGGCGCTGGCTCCACGCGGACCAGCGCCGGTCATCGCGATCCTGAACGGCAGGCCGCTGCTGCGGGCCGGGTGGCGGCGCAAGCTGCGCGATGGCGATCATCTGATGTTCACGGTCCTGCCGCGCGGTGGTGGCAACGGCGGCAGCAACCCGCTGCAACTGATCCTGAGCCTTGCGCTGATGGCATTCGCCCCGTGGATGGTTTCGCAGCTTGGCCCACTTTTTTTTACAGCCGGGACTGCAAGCGCAGCGGGCGCGCTTACCTTGCTTGGGAATGCCGCCGTTGCGGGTGTGGTCATGGCCGGGCAGGCGCTGATTTCGGTGTTGCTGCCACCGCCCGGCGGACCTGGCGGCCTGTCTTTGCCCGGCCCGTCGCCAACCTATTCGATCCAGGCGCAGGGCAACACGGCGCGGATCGAGCAGGCGATCCCGGTGCAATATGGCCGGATGCTGTTCAGCCCGGATTTTGCAGCGCAACCCTATACCGAGTTTGCTGGCGGCGATCAATATTTGTATCAACTGCTCTGCCTGGGGACCGGTGAGTTTTCCGTCGAGCAGATCAGGGTCGAAGATACCGACATCAGCGCGTTCGCCGAAATAACCACGGAACTGGTTGCGCCCGGGGCGCAGGTCACGCTTTTCCCGACGGCGGTGGTTTCCAGCGTGGAGGTGGCGGGTCAGGAACTGGTGGGGATGAAGGGGGGCACCTATTCCCAATCGACCACAGTTGTGACGGTGACCGAGGTGGGGCATGGCCGCGCCGTCGGTCAAACCGTCTATCTTGACTTCACGAGCGGCACCGCCGTGGATGGCACGTTTTTAATCGCTACAGCCCCCACCGTCGATACGTTCACCGTCACTGCCGCCAGCCTGACCACATCGGGCAATGTCAATATCCGGGCGGTGATCGGCGGCATCAACGGATTTGTCGCGGCGTCTTCGAGCGCCATTGCACATCAGATCGGCATTGATTTTGTGATGCCGCGCGGCCTCTTTGACACGTCGGGTTCGATCCTGACGGACCTATCGTTGACGCTGGCCATTGAGGCTCGGCAGATCGATGGCAATGGCGTTCCGATCGGGTCGTGGATCACGCTGGGCACAGAAGTGTTCAGCGACCGCACCCTTACGCCGATCAGAAAATCGGTCAGATACACGCTGGCCACGCCGGGGCGCTACGCCGTGCGGATTTCCAGGACCGACACCAAAAGTATTTCCACGACATCCGGCCATGAGGTTCTGTGGGCAGGGATGCGATCCTACCTGCGAGAGCCGCAGAACTTCGGCGAAGTGACGCTTCTGGCGATGCGGATGCGGGCCACAAATAATCTGTCGCTGCAGGCGAGCCGCCGGATCAAGGTTCTTGCCACCCGCAAGATACCGGTTTGGAACGGCTCCACATGGTCGACGCCAGTAGCATCGACATCTATTGCATGGGCAATTGCCGATGCGGCCCGCAATGCCGCCTATGGCGCTGGCCTCGCCGATGCGCGGATCGATCTGGCGGCGCTGTTGGCGCTTGACGCGGTATGGCTGGCGCGGGGCGACACTTTCAACGGGCGGTTCGACAACGCCGGCAGCTTTTGGGATGCCGTCACCCGCATCGCTGCATGTGGGCGCGCGCAGGTTTTTTTGCAGGGCGGCATTCTGCGGGCGGTGCGCGACGGTGCTGCTACCCTGCCCGTGGCGCTGTATTCGATGCGCAACATGATCAAGGGCAGCTTCACCATCGACTATCTGCAGCCGACCGAAAACACGGCCGATGCGGTCGACCTCAGCTATTTCGACGCCACCACATGGATGCCGCAGCGCGCCCGCGCGGCATTGCCGGGCAGCACGTCTGCCAAGCCGATAAAGGTGGAGCGGCTCGGGATAACCAGCGCCGCACAGGCAATGCGCGAGGGCATGTATCTTGCCGCCTGCAATCGCTACCGCCGCCGCATCGCCAAATTTTCAACTGAAATGGAGGGGTTCATCCCTTCGATCGGCGACCTGATCGCGGTGCAGCACGACATGCCGGGCTGGGGGGCACATGCCGAAGCCACCGGCTGGAACGCGGCAACACGGGTTCTGGTACTGTCCGAGCCGATGGTGTTTGCCGCAGGAACCTATTTTGTCGGGTTGCGACGGCTGGACGGCGGACTATCCGGGCCTTGGCAAGTGACTGCCGGTTCCAGCGAATATGAAGTGGTGCTGGCCGCCACACCAGACATTACGCCGCAAGTGGGCAGCGAAATGGAACGGACGCATGTTGTGTTCGGCCTCGCATCCCCAGCGGTCCACGCCAAGGTGATGAGCGTCAAGCCGCGCGGCAAGTATGAGGTCGGTCTTGAAGCGGTCATAGAAGATCCTTCGGTGCATACGGCTGAAACCGGGGTGGTGGCCCCGGCTATCATTCTCAGCAGCCTGCCGCGCACCCTCACGAAGCCGGTGATCGGCGGGCTGACCGCCCGGCTTGACCCCAATGATGCCAACCGGGTGCTTGTCATGTGGCAACCGGCCCCAGGCGCTGAAACCTATCAGATCGAAATGGCGGAAGGGTCAGACCCCGCAGCTTTCACCGGCACCTGGACACGGGTTGCCGACACGACCGGATCGCAGTTTGTTCTGAGCCTGCTTGCCCCATTCCAGACCCTTATTCGCGTGCGTGGTCTCGGACTTGCTGCGGGGGATTGGAATGCAACGGCTCTTGGCAGTCTGCTGGGCCGGTTCTGGAATGTGAACGGCGCGCTGCCGATGTGGACACTTGGAACCGACCCTATGTGGAGATCCCTATAATGGCAGCACTTCCCGCAGCATCAGCCTTTACCGCATCCGCAACCCAGGACGGGTCAAAAACCGCCTACAGCGATCAGCGCGCTTTCCTCGCCGGGCTTTTGGGAGCGGACGGTTTGCCAGATACCGCCCTGAAAACCCTTGGCGCTTGTGCGAGCACCTATCTGACCAAGACCGGTGCCTATACCGTGGTGATCGGCGACCGGGGCGACGTGATTTCTGCCAGCAACACCTGGACGCTGTCGCTGACCGCTGCAGCCAGCCTTGGCACCGGGTTCAACGTCATTCTGACCAACGCCGGATCAGGGGTGATCACCGTCGACCCCAGCGGGGCCGAACTGGTCGACGGGGTCGCCACGATCACCATTCCGGCCGGGGCGGCATCGTTGCTGGTCTGCACCGGCACCGCATGGATCAGCCTGCCGTTCCAGCGCCCGGCCCAGACCGGCACGTCTGACGCGACCGCCAACCGGCTGATGTTCACCGGGGCTTTCGGGCTGGGGGGCAACGCGATCACCACCGAGGATTTCGATGCGATCACCAACGGCGGGTTGTATCGCAATGCCACCACCGGCTGCGTCGGAGCGCCTGCGGCAGTCATCAACTATTCCCTGTTCCATCACCAGATCAGCGGCACCCAAGCCGCGCAACTGGCGATCCGAAGTTCGGCTGCCAACGAGGTCTGGTACCGGCGCAAAACCTCCAGCGTCTGGCAGCCCTGGGTGCAGGTCACCGACAGCAGCAACTTCGTGGCCACCATTCAGAGCCTTGGCCGCTTTACCTCTGCCGATCAGACCGTCACCCTGTCGGGCTCCCTGACGCTGGCGCACAGTCTGGGCGCGGCCCCGTATGCCAAGGTCTGCCACCTGAAATGCACCACGGCGGCGGCGGGCTACACGATCGGCGATGTGGTGGATGCCGGGATCAGCGGCGTCGCCTCCTTCATCAATGTATCCGACACGACCAATGTCGGCATCCGGTTTTCCGCAGCGGTCAACGTGCCGCACAAGACCACCGGGGTTGCCACAGCGATCACTGCGGCCGACTGGAGACTTGTGGTGAAGGCATGGCTGTGACCCCCGCCACCGCCATCGCCGCCGCCGCCATCACCACCGGAAACTGCGCCACCCTCTGACCCTCAAAGGAACCTATCCATCATGGCCTACCAATTCTCCACCGCCGCCCGAAACGCCGCCCTCGATGCCATCGAAACCGCAATCGGCACATCACCCACGCTGGAAATCCGCTCCGGTGCCGCCCCGGCCACCTGTGCGACCGCTGCCAGCGGCACCGTGCTGGCCACCATGGTCCTGCCGTCCGACTGGATGGCGGCGGCAGCCTCAGGTGCCAAGGACAAGCTCGGCACATGGCAGGATACCAGCGCCGATGCCGCCGGAACCGCCGGGCATTTCCGGATCAATCAGGGTGCGACCTGTCATTGGCAGGGCACCGTCACCGCGACCGCCGGCGGCGGCGACCTGACGCTGGACAATATCGTGCTGGCGGTGTCTCAGACGGTCACCATCACCGCGATGGCCATGACGGCTGGCGGTGCCTGATGCCCGACCTTGATTTCGCATCGTCAACGCCACGCGCCAGAACGACCAATGACGCCATTCTGACCCGCGCCGGGAGTTCCTCGCCCTTCACGCATGACCTGCTGCTGCCCGACAGCCTGTTTCCCAACGGCTTCGGGGTGCCGTCGCTGGCTTCCGATCCGGGTTCCCCCGCCGACGGGCTGGTGTGGTACAATTCGACCACCGGCCAGTTGCGGATGCGGCTGAACGGGCTGACGCGGATCCTCGATGCCGGGCCAAACCCGCATCAGGCCCCAGGCACCGGCCATTATGTGCCAATGACCATGGGCGGGTCGAGCGGTGCGTTGACCACCCTGATCGGGGCGGCAGACCGGATGGACATCTACCCGTTCATCTCGCGCGGCGATATGACCATCGACCGGCTCAGCGTCAACTGCACCAACTCTAACGCCGGTTCCACGGTCAAGATCGTCCTCTATGCAGCCGATACAAACGGCAAGCCAGCCGCGCTGATCGTGGAAACCGCAACGCTCGACACTGCCAGTACCGGCGTCAAGGAGGCCACCGTGTCGCAGACCCTGCGCAAGGGCGTGACCTATTGGGTCGGAATACGGCATTCAGCGGCTCCTACCCTGTCGCTCTTTGGGCAATCGGCAACCCCGGAACTGACCACCGACGGCATCACGACCAACCCGCGCAAGGTGTTGCGCAAATCCTTGACATATGCCACCGCCGCGCCCGACCCGTGGGTCTATGATGTCGGTGATGTAAGTAGCGCCACGACCATTCTGGCATGTGCCATCTGGATGCGTTCAGCATAGAACAGGAGGACGGGACGATGATTGTCTATATCGAAAAGGGCTATGGTCT